CGCGAACAAGCGCGCGAACAAGATGCGATCCAAGCATGCACGTAAGAAGTGATTTAATCGTGCTGATGTGGCTGCGCTGGCGCGTGCGGAATGGTTTCTATTGAGCCGCCCAAAAAACCGGGGGCGTAGACAGAATTTCGCGCTCGCCTATGGTCGGCGCGCACCAAGTTGCTCCGCTAGCCAAACGGCCCGCGTTCGGTCCCCGCAAGGACAAGACCGATTGGGCCGGTCCAGCCCCCGAGAGGACACGGCTTCTAAGCAATACGCGACCCCCGCAAGGGCACGGTCGAAAACACCGCCGGCACTCGCCGGTGAGTTATCGAACGCGCGGAGGGCTCGCTATGAGCGAGAATTTGTTCAAGCTCTATGTGACTCAATTTTCCAGCATCCTCAATGTGAAGCTGCAACAGCGCACTTCTAAGCTGCGCGGCCGCTGCATGGAGGGGCATCACATCGGCAAGCAGGCGAGCCCAGTCCAGTACATCGGCGCGATCCAGATGAAAACGCCGACCGGCCGCTTCGCCCCGCTCGATCGGCAAGATGTGGACTTCACCCGGCGATGGGTGTTCCCGGTCGATAAAGAGGCGGTGCAGCTCATCGACTCGTTCGACAAGCTCAAGCTTCTCACCGATCCGACCTCACAGTATTCCGACGTTGCCGCCGCCGCCGTTGCGCGCGAGTGGGACGATCGGCTCATTCAGGCCGCATTCGCCACGGCGCAGATCGGCGCCGACGCGGGCGGCTTGTCCGGCGAGGTATTCAACGCATCCGGCCTTTTTCAGATCGCGTCTACCTTCGGTTCAGCCGCCGCCAGTGGGTTGACCGTCGCCAAAATGATCGAGGCGAAGCGCATCTTCCGAAAGGCCCAGGTCGATGTGGACATGGAAAGCCTGACGTGGATCACAAACAGTCAGGGGGAAAGCGATCTACTCAATCAGGTGCAGGTGGTATCGACCGACTTCTCGGGCGCCGATCGACCAACCCTAGTCGAAGGAAAAGTGACTAGGTTCATGGGCTTCGACATTATCTACACCGAGCGCCTTACGAGCTCGGCCAACGTCCGGCAGAACATCGTTTTCGTCAAGACGGGGCTCTATCTCGGTATCTGGAAGGATGTCCAGAATGATGTTTCGCAACGCCGCGACTTGTCGTCCCTGCCCTACCAGCTTTGGACGGGCATGAGTTCCGGCGCAACGCGCCTTGAACCCGGCCGCCTCTTGCAAGTCCTCTGCGCCGATACGTCCGCTGCGGCTGACGTGACGCCATAACGGAGAACCCCAATGGCAGTCGTTACCCCGAAAAGCCCAAGCATCACCGGATGGGACGCTTCTCCGATGGTCATTCCGACCTCTGGCGAGGGCGGACCCGGCTCGCTGCGCTCAGTCAATGACACGCTCACTGCGGTCGCGGGCGATAGCGCCGTGTCGGTTTACCGGCTGGTCAGAATTCCGACCAACGCTAAGGTAAAGACCGTGCTGCTCACAACCCAGGCCATCACCGTTGCTGCTGGCGACATCGATGTGGCGTTTAGCTCGTCGCTGGTTGACGGCACACCGCCGCAACTCGCCGGCGGCATCGTGCAGATCACCGGGCCGGTCGATAACAAGCTGTTCGGCGCCGCACAGACGCTCGCCGGCCCGCTCAGTCACAAGGATACGACATTCCTTGGCACCTACACGCCGGTCCATCAGAACCTCCCGCTCTGGCAGGTATTGGTGAATTTGGGCGCAACCCAATTCACGACCGATCCGGGCGGCTTCTTCGACCTCGTGATTAAGCTGACCACGGGCGTCACGGTCGGGGGGCCTGCGGCGCTCAGGTGCGACTTTGTTGAGGGCAACTAATGGCCGATCACTTTGTCAGCCTAAATCGTGGTGAGGAAGGGTTCCGGTTCAACGACTTCACCACGGGCACCGCCTCAACCGCAGGCGATCAAATCGAACTGCGCGTACTCGACGGCGCCGGCCTCTCGAAAAAGGACGTGATAAACGCCCTTGAGTCGTTTGTTCGGTTTTTCGAGAACGCGCAGCAAGTGGGGCCGGCAGGCTTCGACGTGAAACCGTGAGGGCGGCATGGGTCACGCAGCGAAAATCGGCAAAACCACTTTCGATCTGACGGCTCTTGCGGCAGAGGCAACGCGGCAATCGGCCGTTAGCGCGGCGGCCCAAAGCGCGGTGGGACAGAATGCGGTCAATGCCGCCGAAATCGCCTATGCGCGCGCCATGCTCGCCAATTGCGATACCAACAATGAGGGGTTTGGCAAGGAACCCTATGTCACCTTGCTCAATGCGCTCGGAGTTTTCTGATGGCGACGCTACTCGAATTTAACTTCATGTCCGCCGTCAACTCGGCCGCCAGCGCGAGGCAGGTCGCCTATGCCGCAGCGTTCGCCACCTACGCGCCCAACGGGTTCGGCGTGTTCGCCAACTTGGGCGCCTATCAAACCGCCCTGGTGGCTGCGGACAATGCGTTCTATGACGCTGTTCAATCTGCCGCGACCACGGCATCTATCTCGCCAAGCGTTTGCGGGTCACTGATGCCCGGCATGATGTACGGCAAATGGGCATCGATTACGACGTGAGGTGATCGATGGCCCAATTGTGTGTGACCGAATTCGCCGAAGTGCAGATCGGGCCGGCCGGGCGCGTAGGCCAGATGCCGATGCAGCCGCCACTCGCAACGCAAGGCGTGGGCAATGCCGGCGGCAGTACGCAATCAACCGTGTTCAATGCCAAGACGCGGATCGTGCGCCTGCATACGGACACGACTTGTTGCATTGAATTCGGTACCAATCCAACCGCCGTATCGATAAGTGGCGGTGCCGCAATGACAACGCGGCTGGTTGCGGGGCAGACGGAATATCATGCCGTTCCAGTGGGTGCGGGTTTCAGAGTGGCCGTAGTCGCCAGCACGTAGAGGGAAATACAATGGTTGTTTCTGCAAACAATTATAGCGATTTCGTTTTAATCACGGGGACAATTGCGCGGTTTAGGGATGTGTTTTACCAAACCTTCGGCGGCACCTCTAATTTTACTATTTATGCATTTTTCGGAGACATTTGCGTCATTGTTACAACTTTCGGCGGACCTCCAACTTCCTTTAATACAGATTTTCCAAATGCAATTGCCCTAACAAGCTTACTAACAGTGTCCTGAAGGACAGATCATGGCATTCGGCACGGCAGGATCTTCGGGTGGCACACCGCCAAGCAGCGCGGATGCGGTGCTGCATTTGCTTGAGGTCATGTCTGACCCGAAAGCCGCGAAAGACTTCTTGACGGCGCATAGGAAGCAGATCGCCGAACTCAAGAGACTCAGTGACGAGCTCGCCGGACGCGAGGCGGTGCTTGTCGATGAAAAGGCCGCCTTGGAGAAACGACTTGCCGAATACGAGAAGGAGTTTGCAGCCCAAGAGCTGGCATTGCAGGAGAAAATCAAGGCGGTTGATCGCGTAGAGGCTGATCGGCAAGCGGCTTTCGAGAAGCGTGCGGCAGAGCTCGGCAAGGCCGAAGGCGCCGTGACTGAAAGGGGACGTGATCTAGAACATCGGTTCACGCAGATTAAACAGGCGCTCACATGATCTTCTCCAAGAAATCACATTTCGGCGAAGCATTCTGCGATCATCGGGCATCGCCCGGTATTCCTGCGCATCTTGCGGCGCGTCTTGGTTATCATCCGTCACAGGTGGCGGAAGGTGCAGTATTTGAGGCGCCGGTGCTTGGCTGTCCGCACTGTGGAGGAAGCGTTATCCTCAATCCCCTGCGCACGCGCGAGCGCGCACACTGCTATCAATGCGACAGGTACATTTGCGATGGTTGCGACGCTATCAGGCATGAGCCTGATTACGTGCATCGAACCATTCAACAGGTCAAAGAGCTCGTGGCGAGCGGAAAGTATGTAATGGTCGGCGGAACGATGTCTCGTCCCGTGCTGATGAGAACAGGAGAATGAAATGGCAAAGCGAATCTTCACGTCAGCCGGCTTGACGTTCACGGCTGCTGCTGCCGGCTCTGCCATTGGCAGCGCATCGACGTACATGGCAGTCAAGGGCGCGGCCGGTACGCAGATCACGGACATCCTTGAAATTTCGTTCTCGGGCAAGGGCACCGCCTCAATCGTGGCTGCGATCGAATTTGCCCGCGCGAGTACGCTCGAAACGACGCCGACCACATTGGCCGCGCCACATTCGGATGGCCCGGCGCACTTTGCCACCGCAGCCCTTGCGGCTCCGGTCGTGACCTTCGTCGCTGCCGCCACTCAGCCAACGCCGTCAAATACGGTGACCGACGCCAAACTCAATCTCGGCCTTAATCTGTTCGGCGGCATCTATCGCTGGAACGCCTCACCGACGCAGCAATGGACCCTCGTTGGCAACACCGCGCCGGGCGGCGAAAGCGTGCTGTGGAATAGCTCGACCGCCGGCGGCTCATCCGGTCTCGGCGATGCTCACATCATCTATGAAACCTACTGATCGAATGTGTCGTCACTTTTCAACAGGGTCAGAGTCAACACGACGACGACCGGCACCGGGACGATAACGCTCGGCGGCGCAACGTCGGATGCGTTTTTTACGTTTGCCGAAGCCAGCGTCGCCAACGCCACCGTCGTTTCATATGTCATCGAGGACGGAACCGATGTGGAGTTTGGCATCGGCACTTATACTGTTTCGGGCACGACGCTTTCACGCGACACGGTAACGGCGTCGAAAATCGGCGGCACCGCCGGCACTTCCAAAATCAATCTATCTGGCACCGCCATCGTTTTTATCGATTCGCTCGCGGGCGACTTGCCACATGTGGGTACGCCCACCGAAGGCGCGCCGGCGGCGGGCGACTTCGTGCCGTTGATGGGTGCCGAAGGCGACATGCGGAAGGTCAACTGGTCCTCGCTTCCTGGGGCCGGCGGTGGCATCAGCAATGTTGTAGAAGATACTTCCCCCACGCTCGGCGGCGATCTTGACGGAGGCGCTTTTGACATTACGAATGTAGATCAACTTTTTATCAACTCCACATCCAGTTTATCCCCCTTCGTCGCAACTCGGATGCAGATTGCAGTAGGGGAGCAATGGGCATATTCCGCCGCTGCTTTCAGAGCCAATGCGTTCGGCGGTGATATTCTATTTCTCAAATCTCGCAATGCTACTCCCGGCTCACACACAATCGTTCAGAACGGCGACACTATTGGCTCGTTTGCTTTTTACGGCGATGATGGAGTCGACTACGAGTCAGAGGCGGCACACATTTCGGTCGTAGTCGACGGCAGCCCCGGAGCAGGGGACATGCCGGGGCGCATGGTATTCGCCACTACAGCCGATTCGCAACAGACAGCCACCGATCGCATGATTATCACCAGCGCCGGTGTCGTGCGGCCGGGGGCAGACGACGGTGGTTCGCTAGGTGCGGCCGGGGCGGCATGGTCGGACTTGTTTCTCGCCGAAGGTGGCGTGATAAATTGGGATAGCGGCGACCTGACGATGACGCAGACCGGCAACTCCCTGGCGCTTGCCGGTGGCACGTTGACCGGGGCCAGCGTGGATACTGCAACGGACACCACGACAGGCGTTGTCGAGATTGCCGTCCAGACCGAGATGGAGGCCGGATCGGATACGGCGCGGGCCGTTACACCGGGGCGACAGCACTTCCATCCGAGCGCGGCAAAGTTCTGGGTGTATTGGACGGCGAACAGCACGACGATCTTGAAATCTTACAATACAACGAGTATCGCAGATACTGCCGTCGGTGACGCTGACATCACCATCGGGACCGATTTTTCGGACGCAAACTGGGCCGGATTTGTCTCTACCAACGACTCAAGCGCTAATGGTTGGGACTCTGACAGTATCCAAAGCTCTGGCTTCAACGCTCGTGCCGCTGGCACTACCGGCGTATTGTGTGGTCAGATGATTGACGGCACCACAGCGGTAGGTAACTTGATTGATCCGCAGCAATGGCAGGTGGTTGGATTCGGGGATCTCTAATGGACTTAAAACCCGATGTCGTCACTGTTGCAGTGTCTCGCGTGGATGGTGGCTTGACTGTCATGCGCGTCATCAAGAAAGCCTATGGTGTGGACGAGAATGATGAACGCGTGGTTACGTTCGAGGTAGATGTCACGCCAGCCTATATTGACCGCCTAATCTCGCGCTACGTCAATGACGGGCACTGGCCCGGTGGGCTTGCGCCGGTATCCTGGCGGATCGTACCAAATGATTTTGTAGACGAGACTACTGATCGTACTTATCGCAATGCCTGGAAAGACGCAGGCAACGGCAAGCCCGATCACGACATAGCGAAGGCAAGAGAAGTTCAGCGAATTTATTTGCGCAAGGCGCGGCTAGCTGAGTTCTGTCGGCTAGACAATGACTATCGTATAGCTGATGAGGCGGGCGATACAGCGGTCAAGAATGAAATCGGAGCACTGAGACAGCAGTACCGGGATGTTACAGTGCATCCACGTATTGAAGCCGCACAGACTATAGAGGAACTGAAACTGCTCAAGCTCAAGGAGCTGTGTCCGGAAGCTAAAGGGGTGGGGTATACGGACAAGTTTCGGTTTAATAGTGCCGCCTTTCCGCCGGCTGTTGAAACAAAAAGCAAGGTAAAAACAAAAGGAAAGGTGAAGCACAAATGACCTGGGATCAATTCGGCAGCCTTGGACTGACCGCTGGTCAGAAAAGTGTCTTGGCTCAGTTTGAAGCCATCGGCCGTGCCGGGTCGCGGGATTTTACTGGCGTAACCTTCACAGAGGCAAAGAAGATCATCAACTTCCAGCGCGATCTGATGGGACTCGTAGCGCCCGCATTCGAGGCCGCTCGTGAGATGCAGCGGCAAGTTATCTCGGTTGCGGGAAAAGCGGCAGACGACGCAACACCAGATACGCCTCTCTAAACGGTGACTAGATGCTCGGCCTAGGGCCAGTAGGCCAATCACCGCTTGCTTCAAATGTTCAAGCGGCGCCGGCAGTCACCGCGCCTGTCGGCAAACAACTTTATGATCTGCCGCCAATTGGCCCATCGTATCCGCAGCAATTGCGGACATGGATTGTTTCTCTCAATCAAACCACGCTCTCGCGGCCAGTTGGCAAGAGCATTTTGGCGTTGCCGATTGGCCGTGAGTATCCGCAAAATCTGCGAACGTGGGTCTGGAAGTACAATCAAAATCTCATCGCGAAAGACAAACTGCCAGTTGGTCAACAGCACTATGACCGGCTGCTCGATGCTGCGCCTTATCCGATCAATCTGCGCACGTGGCTCGGCATTGCGGTCCCACAAGTGGCCGTCGCCTTGCCATTTAATCAGGAGGATTGGCCAAACCCGCGCGCCGCTCTACAGCCGGGGCGCAGTTGGACGGCGAGCTACAACCTCAATCTAATCGGGCGCGATGCGCTTCCGGTCGGCCAACAGCATTATGATAGGCCGCTCGATTCAGCGCCCTACCCGACTTCGCTGCGCACTTGGATCGGCGAAGCGATCCCGCAAGTGGCGGCCGATCGGCCATTCGTCCAAGAGGATTGGCCGACTCCGCGCCCGATCGCACAGCCCGACCGCAGTTTTACGAGAAGCTTCAATCTTAACCTGATTGCGCGAGACCAATTGCCGGTCGGCAAACAAGTCACCGACTTGCCGCCTCGAGAGGCTTTGCGCGCCACCGATCTTCGGACATGGATCAATCGCGTCAATCTCGCGCTCACGACGCAAGCGGCCGCCCTGCCGTTCAACGAATATGACTGGCCTAATCCGCGTGGGCCAGCGCAGCCGCTTCGGGGCTGGATCGACAAATTCAACCTGAATCTGATTGCGCAGGATCAGCTCCCGGTCGGGAGTTTCCACACCGATTTGCCGCCACAGGGGCCGGCTCGCGCGGTGGATCTGCGCACTTGGATCAATACCGTCAATCTTGCGCTGACCACACAGCCGGCGGCGTTGCCCTTCAACCAATACAATTGGCCGAATCCGCGAGGCCCAGAACAGCCGTTGCGGGGCTGGCTGGCGAAATACAACGAAAACCTCATCGGTCAGGATGTCTTGCCGGTCGGCAGTTTCCACACGGATCTACCGCCGCAAGGCGCGGTTCCGATCAATGACCTTCGGACTTGGATCAATCGGGTCAATCTGGCCCTGACACAGGCGGCGGCGCTTCCGTTCAATCAATTCGATTGGCCCGTGCGGCTTGGGCCAGCACAGCCAGACCGCAGCTTTACGGTATCCTTCAATCGGAATTTGATCGGACAAGACCAGTTTCCGATTCGACAAATGGATTGGCCGCTGACCCGGATCGTGCCGCAGCCCGATCGGACGTTTGTGGCCTTCTACAATCGCAACCTGATAGGGCGAGACCAGCTTCCGGTGGGTTCGCGCGTGACCGACCTGCCGCCGGTGGGGCACATCTATCCCAATGCTCTCCGGTCCTTCTCCCACAGCCCAAATCCGCCGGCGCCGGTCGAGCCGGTGATCGATCGCGTGAGCTCAATGCCGTTCATTGCCACGCCGGGGCAACTCAAGTCTTGGTAACGGTGCGTTGCGATTGGCTCTAACTCAGGCAGATTGCCGTCATGGTATTCAGAACCGCCGTCGACATTGCTAATCGGGCGCTGCAACACGTTGGCGCGAGTATGCTCGATCCCCTTCAAGGCTTCACCGAAGCCAGCAAAAACGCCCGCGAAGTCTCGTTCGTGTACGACAAGGTTCGCCGAGCCGAATTGCGCCGCAATATCTGGCGATTTACCATCAGAAATGCCGTTCTGCGGCCGGTCGACGTGAGCACGTTGCTCTTGACGCCGGCGCTCTGGCAATCGACCACCACCTATTTCGTCGGCTCGATCGTGTCAGACGAAACCGGCATGCCCTGGATTTCGCTGATCCAAAACAACCTCAATAATCAGCCAGAAACGTCCTACGCTTGGGCTCAGTATTTCGGCCCGATGACGGTCAATCTGTGGACCGCTGCGACGGCCTATTTCACGGGTGAGCTCGTCTATACGGCGGCCGGCGACGGCACCAATCGGGTCTACATTTCACGGCAGAGTGACAATGCGGACAATCCCGCTACCGCAACGCAGTGGAGCGCAACAGAGACCTATTTCAAGAACGATGTGGTCACGCGGTTGTCTGTGGCCTACATGAGCCTGATCGACCTCAACATCAATCAGACGCCGCCGGGGGCAGCTTGGACGACCACATTCGTCGGCGGCACCGGCTCGATCAAATGGCTGCAAATCGGCGGTGCTGAATTTCCCGCCGGCGCGACGGTCACCCCGTTCAACGTGGTGTTTCCGATCGGTTCCGGGCCGTCTGCGCAGACTTCGACGCGAAACGCCTTCCGATTGCCGGGCAATTATCTGCGCAACGCGCCGCAAGATCCAAAATCGGGCTCGTCCAATTTTCTTGGAGCTCCAACCGGGCTGACCTATCCCGATTGGGATTTTCAGGGCAATTATTTTGTCTCGCGCGAGGCTGATCCGATCGTGTTTCGGTTCGTCGCCGATATGGTCGATGTGAGGGAATTCGATGATTTGTTTTGCGAAGGGCTGGCGGCGCGCATGGCCCTTGAGGTTTGCGAGCCGATCACGCAATCGAGCGAAAAACTCAAGACAATTGCGAGCATTTACACGCAGCACATGAATGACGCGCGCACAGTGAACGGCATCGAAACCGGCTCGGTCGAGCCGCCGATGGACGACTATATCGCCTGTAGGGGCTAGGCGATGGCGGCTGCCTCATATACGCAATTAAACTTCCTCGGCGGTGAATGGTCAAAGTCATTTCAGGGCCGATTCGATCGCCCTGATTACCGCACCGCCATGAATGTCTGCTTGAACGGCATGCCGCTGGAACAAGGGCCGTGGACGCGCCGGCCCGGCTCGCGGTTCTGCGCGACGACGCGCAACGGAACGGTCGGGCGGCTAGTTTCCTTCGACCTCAAACAATCATCGCCTTAAAACGTTGAAATTACGGACGGCTTTTTCCGTTTCTTTGCCGGCCCAAACGTCGTGACGAGCAATGACCAGCGAAGCATTATAGCCGCCTCATCAGCCAATCCGACAGAGATTACAACCGAAGAGGCGCATGGATGGTCAACAGGCAATCAGGTTAGAATTATTGGGCCGACCGCCGATCTGCCTTTGTTACAAAATCGCACATTTTCGATTACGGTTACGGCGGCAGACAAATTTACAATTGTTGATGCAATCACGGGCGCAACGATCGATGGCGCCACGTTGGGAGTGGGGGCGAGCAGGGCGATCGGTCGAATTCTTGCAATTGCAACGCC